GAAAATATTGTATCATATCGTAATCCAACATACTCAGCATTTAATTCTAACGTGTAGTGTGCTACTTTTAGTCCTGCACGAACACAATTAGCACCTAATGCTTGTAATGTCCAAGATTTACCGATACCCGCAGGTGCTACAACAACACCTAATTCTCCGCCTGCTAATCCGCCGTCCATAACTTCATCAATGGTATCCCAACCTGTTTTTACCGTATCACGTGCTGATTGAGTTAATCTCTCTTCAAGTGAAATTAAATACTCGTGACCAAGATTTCTGTCACTACCTGCTCTAAGAGCATCATCAATAATTCTTTTTATACTATCATAATCTTTATTCTCAAGTAAATCTACACTATCCATAATAGCATTTTTTAATGTTTGATTCTTACAGAATCCAAGTACTTGTTCTTTTACAAAATCTAAATCTGTAGCCTCTATATGTCTCCAAGATTCTTTTAAACTTTCAACTACTGCTACTTTTAAAACATCACTTTGTATTTCATCTGTTTTAACTTTTAATACTTCAAGTGTAGGAACATTTTTATATTCTATGAAATATGTCATTATAGTCTTTACTAAAAACTTATTAGAATCTGATTCAAAATAGTCAGGATTCATAATATCAGAAATCTGTGCAGTAAACGTATTATCACTTAATAAAGAAGACACCACCTTTGATTGAAATGTAGGGCTATATTGATTTAAGTTTTCTTTATTCGCCATAAAGTTCCTTTTGTAACTTCTGATTCTTTTTGTTTATATAACGTTTACGTGCCTTGTCCAAAACTTGTTGTCTATTCTTTAGGTAATAATTTTGAGACCATTTTAATTGAGCCTTTCTTTTTTCGTCTTCCGTCTTGTATTTTAATTTTCTACCCATCTCGTGTAAGAGTATCTAAGGTTGACCAATTTTCTCTCAACCACACCTCTAAGTTTTTTATCTCATTAGAAAATCCATCTTCAACATACATCTGTCGGAACTTATAACTATTTAAAGAGTTCGGCTTTCGGTCTACAAAGTCAAGAATTTTTTGTTTCGCACTGCCACTTATAACTATCTCTTTTAAATCCATTAATTCAAAATTTCTTTTTAAAATATCTAAATTATCTTGTAGTCTATTATCTCTACTAACTAACTCTTTCAAAGCTACAGGTTCAGTAGACATCTCAGGACATATCTTCATTAACGTTTTCAATCCGATACCTCGTACACCTGGAATATTATCAGATTTATCACCATCAACCATTCTGTACATTAAGAAGTTTTCAGGATGTATATCATACTCTTCCATCAAAGTCTCAACGTTATATAATTTCTTTTTCGAAGGACTATACACATTTACTCTATCATCTACTAATTGTAAAAAGTCCTTGTCTGTAGACATTATGGTACAACGGCTAAAGTTTCCTTTATTCGCTACGTATGAAATTACATCATCTGCCTCCATATGGTCAAGCGAAAAAGTTTGTACAGGTAAACAATCTAAGTACTCCATCAATCTTGACATCTGTTGTATCATAGATTGTTGTTCACCGCCATCTTTAGTAAACTCTACTTTACGATTTAGTTTAGATTTAAAAGCACGATTTGCTTTGTATTCAGGATAGAGTTTTCTTCGTTTCTGTGAACCGCCTTTACCATCAAAGACTATTAGGATTCTTGTAGGTCGAATAAGTCTTATTAAAAAACCCAAAGACCTCAAGAATCCTATTAGACCCCCTACGTGATAACCATTGTCACTCATCATAGGAATAGCACTAAAACATCTGATAAAATTATTTAGACCATCTATTACTAACACATGGTCATTTAACTTTAATGTTTTTGATGGATTATTTTTTATCTCATCAAACAAGCTCAGATATCGTTTTTTCATCGTATTCCTTTACTTTTTGTGCTATGTAATCTTCAAGTGAATGTGTAGGCGACCAACCTAAAATTTTATTAGCATTTGTGTCTTCACACAAAGTAACATCCATTTCACCGGGTCGTGGTCCTATGTTTACACTATCAGATTTATACAAATCTACAAGTTCATTTATACTATAGTTTTTACCTGTACCTAATTCAAAATACTCTGCTTTCAAATCATCTCTTCCTTGACACGCAATTAAAGCACTACATATATCTAATACGTGAGTAAAGTCTCTTCTCTGTTCACCATCATTCGTAACCGTCAATGGCTTACCGAGTTCTTTTAACTCATCAAATACTGCAATAACCGTTGCGTATGCACTATCTGAAGGAATCATATAATCTCCATAGACATTATAAAATCTCGTTATAATTGTAGGTAAATTATAAACTTTAGAATATAACTCACATAACAACTCTCCATTGTACTTGTAGAAAGTATATGGATTAGCAAAGTGGTCACCGTGTGAAGAACTTGAACCCGCATATACAACAGGTATATTACCTCTGTTTCTCGCCCATTCTAATATATTTTGTGTACCAATTGTGTTGGATGAAAAAGTATTCATCGGTTCATCAAATGATGGTTGTATTCTTGCTAATGCGGCAAGATGATATATAATATCAGGAGCCCATTCAGAGTCATCGCCTAATATAATATCATCTAAACGTTTATCAAAGAAATAATCAGCTACATCAAATTCGTGATATATTACTCTGTCACTATCTATTTGATTATAGTGATATCCGGTTGAATAGTTATCTAACACTTGAATGTAAGCATCAGGTTGTTCTTTAAGAATTTTACTAATTAGGTTAGTACCGACAAATCCAGCACCTCCTGTTATCAATATTTTCATATCATCTCCTATAAATCATCTACTACGTCATCGGTATCTATCATATCATCTATACCGAGTGCTGAAGTATCATATTTAAGAATTAAAACACTACAAATGTCTTCATATAACTTTTCAGCAAGACCATCATTCTTTTCAAGAATAGACTCAAAATCTTTAGATTGAAATTTGATATCCTTACCGTCGTGTTCTATAGTGTACCACGCACCTGTTTGTTTAACAAGTTTATATTCTTTCATAACTTGTAACCAAGATGCTTTATCATCAATTCCTCTATCAAAATACAAAGGAAAATCTGCTCGTCTTAAAGGCGGGCCTAATCGATTCTTAATAACTTGTGCTGTAATATTCATACCAAGTGTATTATTCTTCGAATCTTTTATTTGTCCTTTATTCTTTAGTCGAATACGAGTTGACGAATGAAATGGTAATGCTTTACCGCCACTTGTTGTCCAAGGGTCACCAAACATAACACCAAGTTTTTGTCTTAATTGATTTGTGAATATAAGTGCTACACGTTGTCTACCAATCATCTGAGTAATCTTACGAAGTGCTTTAGATATGATGATTGCTTTATGTGTCGCATACCCATCTTTATCAAAATCTGCTTCCATCTCAAATTTAGTAGAAGCCGCAGCAACACTATCAACTAATATTGTAACCAATCTACTTTTATCTGATTCACGAACCTTTGTAATTATTTCTTCAATCGCCTCAAATATATCTTCTACCGTTTCGAGATGAAGATACAACATCTTTGAACTATCAACACCTATTACCTTTAAAAACTCTTCACTAACGGCTGTTTCAGTATCTATATAAACTGCTACACCGCCTTTCTTTTGAGTTTCTGCTAAGATGTGTGCACCGAGTAGTGATTTACCACTTGATTCTAATCCATTGATTTCTGTAATTCTACCGACAGCAATACCTCCGTTCGGTCTATTAGATATTGCTAAGTCTAATATACTCGAACCTGTAGATAAAAACTCCTTAATATCTGTAGGTGTTGCGTCACTACCATCGAGAAAGTACGCTACTTTATAATTGTTAAATTTTTTGTTTAATCCGTCGGCTAAGATATTAGCCAAGTCGTCTTTAGTTTTCGCCATAGATGTCCTTTACGATATAAAAAGGGTGGTTCCAGATGTCAAAGACAAGCAGTGGCTCTTAACCTTAACCACCCTATATATTATTATTGTTTACTTATTGAAAAGTTGGTCGAACGCTTCTGAAGTGTCTTTTACCGTTTTCTTGGAAAGAACTTCAGTAGTTACAGACTCGCCTGAACCTTCACTCTCATCTTCAGAAGGAGTTAACCAAGTATTAAGAACTTCAGTAAGTTCTTCATAAGAACGTTCCTGATACATTTCTTGAATATTTGGTTGCTCATTCAAAACTTTATCGAGAAGTTTATCATCTTCTGTGATTGGAGCTTGATTAGGCTTAACCCTAATAGTAGTTACAGGAAAATTCTTTCCCGCATCTTCAGCTGAAGTAAATTCAACCGTTATATCACGACCATTCATAGCCTCTGTGATATCACCATAGTCAGGGTCTGCTATTACAGATAGGAGTTCTTGATAAACCATTTTACCAAAACCCCAAAAACGAACACCTTCGGTTTCTTCACCACGAACAACAACAGGAGCAAAAGTTCTCATTTTAGCCATAAGTTTTTTTGCTATCTGATAATCATCTTTGTTACCACTTGAACGAAGTTTTTGTGCAAACTCCTCAATAGGGTCAGGTCGACCATATGTAATTGGTGACAAATAAGTCTTACCGCCTAAGTCATAATGAAAGAAAAGTTCCTGAAAAGGATTCTCTTTATTATGTTGATAAGGCACAATACGGACTACTTGTTTTCCGGGTTGTGGTTTCCAAAGATTGTTAGTTTTAGTGTTAGAAGTTTGAAGTTGCTCTAACCTTTTACGAATTGCTGTAATATCCATTACTTATTCTCCTACTTGTTAATTGTTAATTTGTTAATTGTTACTTCAGTAACCATTCATATATAAATATGAACTTGAAATTCAAAACGTCAATTTATTTTTATAAATCGACAATTTCCTTTAATCGTGTATCTATTTTATTTAAACCTTGTTTATTTGTCAGTAAGATGGAATTACGATAGTTATCCCATTGTAATCTATATGAAGTATCTAATATACCATTGTTTGCTTCTTTAATAATATGATTAACTGCATTAATAGTATACAATGTATTTGTCTCTTTTTTTCTGTGTAAAAGTATTGTATTAGGTAAGAATGATGATACTTCTGATTTCATCACATTATAAGTCAACATCAGTTCATTAGGATTATCCACTCTTTCTAAGACATATAACTTTTTCATAGAAAGTGGCGCTGTCTCTTTAATGAGTAGAACCATTTCTGTAAGTTCTTTCTTGTTAGAGAAAGTACAAAGTAGTTGAGAATCTATCATCACTTTTTCTTCTTAATTCTCAATGCCCAATTTGCACTCGTATATCTTTGTTTTGTCACTCTTGGTGGAGGAGGGTCTTTTTCGATATTATCTCTTGGTGGTTCCATATAACCTTTATCGTGTAGACCGAAATCAGATGTAGTAAAGTTTCCATCTTTTTGATTTATATTTATTTCAGGTCCGCCTGTATTGACAAGTTCTACAAATTTCAACTTCGTATCAAGATTCAAATCACTCATCTGTCTTAGAGTCTCTGAACCTGAAAACTCTCTAAATGTCATCTCTTTCAACACAGGACCTAATGATTGAACATTATTCTCTAAAC